ACAATATGGATTACCACCTTGTTCTGGTCCAATATACTTATCTGGATGATCATATAATGAAACGAATTGGGCTCCTAATTCAAATGCTTCTTCTAATATTACTCTAGAATCAGGTTTATGTAAATAATCATTTTCTAAAAAATATACCGTATCATTATCATCCATTTGTAATGCTTCATCTAAAGCTATATTAAATGTAGCGGCACCATTCCCTTTATCAACATATAAAATATGATCTCTAGATTTATACTTTTGAATCATATTATTTGTTTCCTCAGAAATGTTATCTGCTATAATAGACCATTCACAATCATCAAATACTTTAACTGCATTTGCTAAACAATTTTCATTAGTAATATAATCAGGTTTTACTTTACTATAACCAACATCTGATATTCTATATATTATTCTCATAGAGTATTATAATATGCATTTTGTTTTTCTTGTCTTTTAATATCTTTTGGATGATATAATGCTAATTCTTCTTGAGAAGGTAATGCGGCATATGATTTATGACCATCTAATACTTCATGTACTTTATTTTTCCATTTAATTTCTGGTTTATTTTTCCAAATACGCCACTGATAATCCGGCCAATTAACCCAATTATTATCATTTACATTCCACCCCCATTGGTTAATATGATTCTCAGTTAATCCCTCTACAGTATTAACTCTAGGTACTAAATAAACCTCATTATCAGGGTTTGATTCAAGTATAACTGGTAGATTTTGGATTAAAAGTTCATTTGGTAATTCATCGGCATCAATTTGAAATATATAATCACCAGTACATAACTTTGTTAACTTATTCTTCCAATCAGCAAAGTGATTTTTAAATGTGGCTGAGTGTATAGTACAATTTTTTTCATCACTTAATTCTTGTAAACGAGACCATACTTCTGGTGTACCACCTTTTTTATCAAATAAAACTACAATTTCATCTGTTTTACGTCTTCGTTTTAATAATAAATTAAGTAAATTGGTTATTTCCTCCAATTCATTACAAACTGTTATTGCATAACTTATCTTCATATTATCCTGGTAATACTCCAATATACGACAAAGCATCCATATAATCACGCTCAGAGAAGTAAGCTATTGTCTTCATATCAGTTTTATGTGTTGATTTAAATTTTTCTTGTTCTTCTTTATCTAATTCTCTTGCTTTAACAGCAGCCCATTTCCAATCTTCAGCACTAGTACCTGATGCATAAACCATTCCAATTTCTGGATCATTTATTGTATGTGGTAACCATATTAGATCTGTTTTTACATCTAACCAAGCTAAATCTTTATATATCTCTGGTAGTGATTCCATTTGTTGGTTGTAAAAATCTTCTCCAACTTTCATTAAACTATTAGTCCAAAATCCACAAGATAAACTATAATAATTAGTAACATCTTTAGTAACTTCAGTTCTATAACATAAATCTCCTCCTGATCTAGGGCAATCTATAATTTCATCAAATTGTTCCATATTTTATAATTTAGGTGTTTCCATAGTTGGTAACGTTAATTCTACTTGTTTTGGAAAGTCTGGTACATTTTTATCTAAAATATCTCCTACTAAATTTTTCATTGCATCGAAGCTAAATTTAGTTTTAATATGATGGCCTTGCTGTTTAGCTGGTATAACAAACTTTTTATATTTTTGGTGTACTGATTTTAAGGCATTTATAAAATGTTTAGGACTAACTTGAAACCATTGTGATTCTTTTTTTAACCATTGATTAGCAGCACTTTCATGTACATTTTCTAATTTACCTGGTAGTAAAGTAGTATATAATGGATTTAGGAAATCTAATTGTCCTGACCATCCTGAAGCTATAATTGGTTTTTTACTTAATCCAAACTCAGCTAGTGGTCTACCATATCCTTCTCCCTTAGTCATACTAACCATTGCTTTAACTTTAGGATGATTATATAACTCATTCATCTGTGTATCGCTTAAATTCCCATTTAGTAAATAAATACTTGGAAAATCTGTACCTTTAGGGTATGTTTTTTTAATTGAGCTTATTTTTTTTAATAATTGTTCTCTACCAAGATAACTATTTCTACCTGATGATGCTTTTAATATTAACCCAGGTGATGATTTTTTATTTTGATAAGTATCAATGAAATATCTAACCATAAGACCTACATTTTTTCTATCATGTCCTATATTACCTTGCATCCAATGTCCTACAAATAAGAAATTAAATGCTTCTTTAACACCTTTTAAATCAAGTTTAACTTCAGAAGGTGGTAAATGTTTATATAAATCTAAATTAACTCCTTCAAATACAACTTCAATAGGTTTTTCTAATTGGACTTTACCTTCAACGACCTTAGAAACTTTATTTTTCTTTTCAAATGATATTTCAGAAAAAACTTTTTTACTATGTTCTGATGAAACTAAATTTAAATCCATTCTATTTAAACCCTCAATCCATGTTGGATCACAACCAGTACTTTCAATACCAGCTGTACAGCCAATATTATACTTACCTACAGCTTGAAATTCACTTGGGATTGTAATTTGCATCCAAATATCTGGTTTAGTTGTAATACTAGCAATAAGATGGGATGCTATAAATTTCCAATCTTTATGGTCATTTATAAAACCACCTGGTGTATCCCCCCATCTTTGAGCGAGGATTTTAACATCATACTTATCTAATTCGATTATTGATTTGACTATATCTCTAGAACGTGCTCCATAACCACTATAAGTGTCAATTGCGCAGCTTATGTAAAAACTTGGTTTACTCATTAGTATACTATTTTATGGTTTAAAAATTTTCCTTTAACTTCTGATGTATCGATTAACTCATAATCAGCTCTTGGTTTCCATTTTGAAAATAATTCTTCAAATGCTTCTATTACTCTTTCACCTTGCTTAGCAGCATAAAATCCTGCTTCATCACTTAAACACCATTCTCTACCTTTTAACCCTTTAGCTTTAAGTTCTAATTTATCAGTATTGTATACTTCTGTTATTCGAGCTGATATGTCATCAAATGAAGCTCTATCATCAAATATATAAGGTGTCATTGGGGAACCTTGTATTGATATATTACTTGGGTAAACTGGAAATGCCCATTCACCGTGTTCTTTATATGTGCCTCTGTGATTGGAAGGAACATCAGCACTTGGTATAAACCATTTACCATTTTCATCTACAAATCTCATCTGGTCTTGCATTCCACCTGTTACATTAGCTATAATTGGTGTACCTGTTAACATTGCTTCTGTTAATGTTAATCCCCACCCTTCATTTGATGTACATAATACTTGAACATCAGCTAGATTATATAAGAAATTTAATCCTTTTCTATCTAGCTTATTATGTGAAAATATAATACATTGTGAATATTTTTCTCCAAATAAATATTCTTTAACAGCATCTAAATCAGTACCATGGTCTGTTGATAGTTCAGTATGTAAAATAAATCTACATTTTAAAGCATCTTCTAATGGTAAACTATCTAAATGTAGTTTAAATGCCATCATTGTATCTGGGATTGCTTTACGTCTAATGTTTCTAGAATTAAAAAACATAACAAAATCTACATCATCATCTTTAAATACTTGTTTTTTAAATGTTAAAAGTTCTTTGTGTTGCTCATGATCTTCAGTAATAGGGAAATAATGAGTATGATCTAAACCATGTGGGATATATTTGAATACTCTATTTTCATTGTCACAATCAGCTAAAACTAGTTTATTAATATTAACTGTTTGTTTAGAAATACCCATTAATAAATCACATGCTTCATAATATGGTTGATTGTATTTAGGTGCAGGATAGTCATCCCAAATATTTAAATATGCTATTGGACATATTTTTCTAATTTGATCTTCCATATTAAATATATGCTGAAAGTATCTTGGATCTGTAAATAACATTACAGCATCAGGTTTTTCTACATTAATGATGTTATGGATTTCTTGAGTTGTACCATATCCATCTACACAATACATAAATACTGCTGCATCTTCTATACCTGTTTGTTTTTTAGTATCTGCACTTAAATCTAACCGCTTACCTTTTTCTGGGTGCTTAATAGCTCCACCTACATTTACCCAATTAAAGTGTTGGGCGGTATGCATTACTATTTCTTTAGCAACTGTTGCTACTCCTGAATGTACTCTAATATCATCACAGATTAGTAGTATTTTCTTTCTCTCATTAGGAGGAAGATATTTAAAACTTTTATTCATTCGATTTAATGTTTATAGTTCGAGATTAGTTTGATTGTTGATTTTTTTCCTAAAATCTTCGTCTGTAAGATACAAAAAAATTGATCGATCGGCAAGCTTTTGGAAAGAGAATTTACGTCTTACACATTCAACTTTAAAATCATCAAATAGATTGCTTTGTACTTTAACACTCGTTAGTGTCATTTTTGCTTTATTAGCCATAATTTTTATTTTTTAATAACGTTTAATTATACATATATCAGAATATCAATAAATTATCCCTTGATTACATAGTTCTTTTTCTTCCTTATAAGGACAAAAAGTACAGGTCCACTTAGATGGTGTTGCTGGGTATTCTCTATCCTTAATTTTACCTGTAGAGCTAAAACATTCTGATATAAAGTTATTAATTGCTGCTTTGGCTCTCCCTAATTTTATTTTTCCACTTGGAGGTATAAATTGTTGAACTCTTTTAGCTTGAAATGGGGAAAAACATTTTTCATCATCTATATCTAATACTTTTCTTTTAAGTATAAAGAATTCAATTTCAATTTTATCTAATGGAACATTATACTGCTCTGAGAAGTATTGTTTATATAGTAATAGTTGGTATTGTTTATCTTCATCCTTTTTAGCATAATCACTCCATCCTTTAGTACTGGTCTTTATGTCGATTATCTTGAATGTCTCTGTTGCTTCGTGGTACGTGACAACATCTAGATACCCCATGTATAACACGTTATTTAACGCCTTATTTGGCGCAATTATAATAGGTATTTCACAACCAACTAAATATGTACCTTTTTTACTAAAATACGCACTACGTTTTTTCTTGAACCATTCTAATATGGCTACTCCGTCTTCAAAGAATTCTCTCATTTCTTCAGCGTCTGAAAAATGGGAGTTTTTATTTGATTTATACTGAGATTGATACTCAGTTATATATGCTTGTTGGAAGTATTCTTCCATATTGATATCTCTATCTGCTGCTGCAAATGATTTTTCGTAAGCTACATCTAAATAATGTTGCATAGCTTCATGTACAGCAGTTCCAAATACCGTGTGTATGGAAGAGGTAAAACGTTTGATTTTATCCTTATATTGTAAT